GGAATCTTGATCTGCCTCACCAATTCCTCAACGGAATCGTTGATGTAATTATTGAGCTCATGCTTCGTCCACCTGACGTAATCAGTGTCCTGTAATAAAGTGCGAACTCTTTCTCTTACATCGGTGAGGCTGATTGTCATGCGACTTCCAACTCCTGTGCTTGTGCCTTGATCTCTTCTCCTGCTCTCTCGGCAAGAAGATCTTCAGGCCACTTCAGAATCTGAAAGTTGTATCGAGAAGCCTGGTATGCGACCATCTGCGCTCCGTCATGGGGCTGCATGTATCGAGTCTCCACGGTGTTCAGGAGATTCTCGAGATGACCTCTGGGAATAGCACACCTGGTATTCCTTGGGAAACGGAGTACCCAGTCTTCATGGGTGATCGTAACCAACCCACGTTCACTGGCTTCTTCGCCGAATCCGATAATGATCACACCCCATCCTGGAGGTGTTTTTAAATCTCTGCCTACTGTCGGAGCTAAATCCTTATTCAGCATTTGATTGTGAGAAGTAATCTTTCCCGCACCATCCTGGAGTGGGTTGTTGATTACATCGCCTTGTTGTCCTGCGGGAATTAGCCCGCCACCTATTTGACTCATTGAGTTGTCCTATATTTAATGAAGAAGAGCATCCTTCCCTCCGTAGGTGGCTGCTTCCCGCGAAGCGTCATGAATAAACGGATCGCATTGTTTGAGGAATCGGGAGGTACAAAACATGACTCAGGTGAGTTCATGATGTATCTCGGTTCTTCTGGTAGGGTGAATTTGGGAATGTACAAATCTCGTTCGTTCTTCCCGTTAACCCTGCCAACGGAAACCTCAAATTGTACTCCCTTGAATGGTTCGGTTAGAACCAGGTTGACCCTCTCTGGTAGAGCGCCAGGATAAAGGTGTTGATCAAAATGTGACTGCGATACAAGAACTCCGTCTACATCAAAATCCTTAAAGGTTATCTCTGCAACCGGAGTCTCTTGTACATGTATGGGGATAGGAGCCGGTGGATCCCATCCCCGATCATCATTACGAGAGTGACGATACACCACACTCGATGCGATACAGCCAGTCTTCCTGTAATACCCGACAGGCATACCAGGTTTTCCAGCCGACGCTTCCCGATTGTCCAAGAGGATCGGTGACTGCCGGAGCAGGCATCACGACCTTTGGGACAACTGCGTCATAACCAGAAAGGCTGACACATCCGATTGCATTCTCTGCAAAGATCAGAACCGGATAGACTTTGACACGAGTGTTCGTTCCATCACTGATGGTTTCGAGCTTGGTGTCACCGGATGTTGCTGAGTTAGAAACATAACCGGCATCAGCCAGGGCTTCTGAACCGTCAGCATGAGCACCCATCTCAGCAGCATTCGAGGTTCCGGCCTTACCGAAGTCGGCATTAGCGGCTCCTGCTGTGCTACCAAAGGTTGATGCGTCATGACCAGGGGTATAACCAGACGCCTGAGTGGAATCGATGTTGGTTCTTACACGGGACGTTCCATCAGGATCGACACCGTATGCACTCGCCTGAGTGGTGAGGATGAATCGGATACTTCCGACGGCTCCAAGTTCTCCAGGGAGCATTTGCATCGCGCCATTGGCGTACTTCTGATAAGGAATGAATCCGGGCATTGCTTCGAGATCCTTACGGAAATCAGTGTGACATACTGCCACGAAAGCTTCTGGCACCGGAGTGGTTCCATAGTCAGGAGATGGAGTCATCTGCTTCGCGATCTTGCGAGCTTCGTTGTACTCCAATACACGGATGGCTTTGTCCAACAGATCGGTTCGATAAACCTTATTGGCATCGGCAGTAGCCTGTGCTCCAAGGTTCATACCAATGTTAAAAGTAACAGTGGCCCGGGATTTGGTGGATTCACCGGTTGCGTAAGCAGCCTGGGTACCTGTTCTCATATGGAGATAGGTCAAGTAATCCAGAAGTTCCGCAGCCTGTACGCCCTGCCGGTCGATGATGGTTTGGATGATGGGATCTTCCGCAGCAGCGACAAGTACGTCGGTGGTTGCGATGTATGATCCAAACTGATTCAGTTTCAATTTAATGATACTCTAAGTCAGTGTATCCGCAGGTGGCTTGATTCCCTCAGCCAAAGGCACAAGAGGAAGGCTCAGCTTTTCGAATTTCTTCCAGCGAACCTCAAGCCCTGAGTTTTTTTCCTTCGATTCTTTCTGAGCGAACCTTGCAAATACTAAATTGCGTTTTGCAATTTCAAGGAACTTCCTCTGAATTTTAACAGATTCCGTTTCATCTAGGTCGCCGTACTTGACAGTACCGGCGTTTTGAACCCTACCAGTACCGCCACGATTGTGTGCAATGACGGGATTCCCTGAATTGGAAGTTCCGTCATAATTTGTCCATGTCGTAGCCATTATATTTCTCTATTAAAAAGATGGTTGTTGCCTGGCATCATTTTGTGCCATTGCATCCCACAGCTGTTGGCCGGATAATTCCTGCCCGCCAGAGCGATGTGATGGAGAAGATGTCCCCATGACGCTTTGTACCTGCTGTCGGCGCTCCTGTTGTTGTTGGCCTTGAGAAATAGATTGTGCCGGGTTGCCTGCCTGAAGGTATCCTTGCATGATACTGATTCGGGCTTGTTCACTTCCGTTTGTCATCGCTGCGGTTCGAACAGGATCCTCGTTTACCCATTGTATGAATGCATCGTTATTTTCGATGGCTGGCCAGACTCCTGGCCCAAGGGCAGAATCATATGTTTGTTGTCTCCGCATCTCGTCAAACTTGGATGCAACGCCTTCAATTTCTCCACGCATCTCATTTCTGATCTCGTCCCGTATTTTTTCTCTTTCCGCCCGCAGTGTTTTTCTTAACATCAGTTCACTACGTTTGTCCGTTGCTGCAATCACTTCAGGGAAATCGTTGAATACACGAGTGTCTTCTTCTGAGTACCACTGATCTTCTGCCAGTGGGTCAACCTTAGACTGTGCATTAACTTCTCTTTCCCTTTCGAGAATCGCGTTTCGCATCTGCAATTCCTGCAGTTGCTTCTGGGTATCATTCAATTGAGTTTGCGCACGATCTGCATGTGGCCTGAGATCGTTATATCGTTTTTCCATTGTGTCGAGCTTCTGCTGAAGTTCCACGAGTTCCGCGCCGGGTCGTGTTTCAACGTCATCTAACGGCTGTTCTCCCGCTAAGAGAGGAGCCTCTGGGTTCTCTAACATCTGGCTATTGGCTGTGGGTTAATAAAAATTCTCGTATCATCTGGTCGAGGTCGATTAATTCTTCGAGTTCTCGTTTAGATCCTACAAGCATGTTGAAATTCATCAGATCCTTAGAATCATTCAGAGGCTTTTCAGAGAGTTTCCTCTGCTTATCTTCAAGTCTGATGCGTAAAATCTTTTCAAGCTGCTGCCATCGGTGATCCTCCTTGAGACTCAGGAGGAACTCCAACTGTTCCCTGTTCAGCTGCGGCTTGTTGTTCTCTTTGAGCATTGAGTCTTCCGATTTCTTCGAGGAGGATGATCGACGTTGACTCAAGCTCTTG